TTGCTTTGTCTGTAGACCCCATAAGGCCACCAAGAGCACCAGCAAGGCCACCTGCGATACCTCCGCCCAGTGTACCGATTCCGGGTATCGCAGAGCCTATCATAGCTCCTGTCATAGCTCCAGATAGAGCGCCACCAGCTGTTCCTAACAATGGGTTCGAGGTCATGCCGCCAACCATCTGTCCTGCCATGAACCCACCGAGAACAGGACCGATGTACTTGGCCATCTTCTTACCAAAAGAATCGGACGCTGGATCGGCGACGTATTCCATCGACACAGGAATTGCACCAGTCCTTGTCCTCATACTTTCCATGTAAGCGTCGCGACCTGTACCTTCTTCATGGGCACGTTCTGCAAGCTCTTTTGCTTTGTCTAGATTCTCCTGAGCCTCAACAAGTGCCCTGCTCTTACCAAGAAGCTTATCCATATATTCGGATAAGGGGCCAGAAAGTGACTCTACCATTTTGGCAGATGCTATTTCGGCCACAAGGCGGAAAAACAGGTCTTTGATACTTTCGAAGAGATCTTTGAAAGACTTAATCCCGCGTTTGAAAATATCCTCGAAAAGATCAGCAAAAGAACGTTGAATGTTCTTTACAAACCTGTCAATGATTTGTTGGCGTTCCTTGAGAATTTCGTTTACACGATCATACGCGCTTTCCAACGACACAACTTCTTGTGCGCCTTGACGCTCTATCTCGATTGCGCGAAGTCTTTCCGCGAGTACATCTCCGCTAAGTTCGCGTCTTGCTTCGATTGCCTTGTTGACAGCCTCGTAATCGGCTTTCAATAATTTCTGTGCATCGCCTTCTAATGTTGCTACCATCACAGCTTGGTGAGCCTCACGAATCATGTCCTGTGTTTGGTTCTTGGCCTTCTCTAGCGCTTCGTCTGTTGGTGGTTCCCAATGTCCGATGATCTCACCAAGATCAGCTTCTGCATTTGTCCATTTTTCAATCTGTTCTGTGATCTCTTGAACAGCTTTCTTGTACGCAATAATTCCGATTGTTACAGTGGCGATAGCGCCAATAAGACCGACCCAACCTTTGTATGCTTGCTGCGCAGTAAATGCGGCTACTGCTACGGCACGTACTGATCGTGCAAGTTCCAGCATACTACGGATCGTATCTGCTGAGGCAACAAGTGCTTGTGCAGCTGCTACGCCTAACAAGGTGATCCTATAACTAATATACATCGAGATAACAGCTGGAATAACAGCAAGTACCTTCTCGATGTTATCACCCATCCAACGTAGACCTTCAGAAAACTTTGCAGAAGCACCATACCCCATATTGAGGACACCGATAACTCTTGTAAGAGAGTTACGAAGATACTGGAAGCTCTGACCAACTGTCCAAGGCATACTTGCAGCTTCTTCTGCAAGTTTCTTCTGAGCTTTCAGCATGGCCTCAACCATCACCTGCGATGTAATCTTACCCTGTCGCGAAAGATCAAACAATGCGCCTTCCACAACACCGAGTTCGTCTGCGATAGCTCTGGAAACAAGTGGCATTGCTTCCATCACAGTACGGAACTCGTCACCATCCAGTTTCCCTTTACCGAATGCCTGAGCAATCTGGCGGATAGACTGAGCAGCTTCCACTCCTGTTGCACCTGACACAAGAACGGCGTTGTTTACTGCTTCAACAACGTTGAGAAGATCTTCCTGACTTTTTCCAAGGTTTCGTGATACAAACGCTAACCTTGTGTAGAGCACTGCTGTAGCAGATAATTGAGTACGAGACTTCTGCGAGATTTCGTAAAGCCTGTTCTGCACGACCATCGCCTGTTCCATAGACGACGTCACAATGCGTGTACGAGCCGCAATTAGCGTCCACGCATCGGCATATTCAACAAGTTGTCGTATAGTAAGGAGTCCACCGAGTCCGGTAAGGGCTCTGGTAAGATTTGCTGTACCGCGTTCGAACTTTTCTGTCGCCTTTCCAGCATTGTGCGCAGAAAATGTGAACTTATCAAGGACCTTGATAGATCCGTTATCCGAAATGAAAAATCCGTAACGGCCAAGGTTCATGTTTACTCCTCAAAAGATTGAGGAAGAATAGATTCCTCGGTGTTTCCGTCTTCCTTATACCCAAGAGCACCATCCAAAACGAGTAATGCTTCTACCTCCCAAGGATGTAATGGTGCTATGTCCATTTGACGTGCAAAAGACTCTATTTCACATATAGAAACAGGCATAACACCAGATAAACCAGAACCACTGCGACCATACAACGTCTTTGCCCATTCAACAAGATATTCCATATCTTCTGGCAAATCTGGCTGTGTGGCCAAAACATATGCGGCATACCGGCTACCCTTTTCTGAAGCACTCTCGTAATGATCCCGCAGTGTAACCTTGAAGCCGTCTTTCTTGGGATCGTTTACGACTTCGTTTAGGACTGAGGCGTATCGGAGATGGTCTCGGGCTTCGGAGACCTTTCCCCAAAAAAAGCCGCGTGGTCGTGAATGGCTTCAATGATCTGATCGTATACCCAAGGGCAACGACGGTAGAGCATTTCCACATTCTTACGTGTTAGAGGCACAGGCGTACCATCAACGTCGAAGCCTTCCCAGTCGAGGGTACATTCGACGGCCTTCATCAAGTTGTCCTCAAACGCCTGCTGTGCAGTCAACGACTTCGGCTTGATCTTCCTTTTACGAAGATCCCGTTCTATAGCACGGTACTTCTGTGAGTGAGCGCCGGCGACACGAATGGTAACCGGCTTCCTATCCTCGCCCTCACCGTAATACGCAGGATTCTCGTCCACACCATTCACGTGAACAAGAATACCTTCGTCTTCTTTCTTGGCTTGCTCAGCCTGTGCGTTGATGTCAAAACCACTCATTATCTTTTTCCTTGTGAGAGGAATGTGAGAGTAGAGAAGAGCCCCCGCCAGCCCCTCTCACTGCGTCGCGCCCTGGAGACTAGCCGTGACACTCCCCATGAACTCACTACGGTTTCTCAGACTCTATTTCGTCTGTAAGAAGACTCCAGAACTTCCCGGTACTTGAAGCCTTGTCCTTATGGTAGACGACGTTGTCGTGCTCCTTGTCCCCAGCTTTGACCTTGAGAATCTTGTAGCACTTTGGCAACGGTCCGTTGCCAACGATCTCCACAACAGAAGCAGCAACTGGTTTGCTGCCTTTGACATGAAGATTGACGGTTTGCCCTTTAACCATGAGAGTATCTCCGATCAAGTGTAAGCGGTTGGAGTGCCAGTGCTCGAGTAAAGCTCGATGACGTTCGTTTGCCCAGCAGGCGGGAACGCCTTGATGGTTCGAGTCTCCACTTTGGCCGTGTCACCCTGAAGGAACGGAGCCCGAATCCCCATGACTTTCACTCGGGGTAAATTGAATGCGAAGGTAAGCTGAGGAGCAGTACCGGGATTCTTCAGAACACCCTTGATCGCGAACTCTGTTTCCGCGTCGAAGTCGTCCAGTGCGTCCAGGTCCTGCCGGATGGCCGACACATCGCCGGTTACGATGAGTCTGTTGGTGTAGATGTTGGAATTGACTAGAGATCCAATCACGTCCTGAGTCGCCGAAGCAATCGGCACTGAGATGTTGAATCCTGTCAGGGTTGTGATTGTGGAACCAGCGTAGGTGACGACAGCGTCGTCCACGATGAGGGACTCGCCCGTGGTCTCTGCCGGGCTCGTGAACCACGGAGAGTTCGCCGTTGTGATAACGTTACGGCTCAGTCCCTTGAACGTCCAGGTGAACTTGGCACGTTGCTTCGGCTGAAGTGCGATGTCCATCTGTGTGAGCCGAACACCATAGAACAGCTCTGACTGATCGATGTCGATGTCCCTTTGCTCGACAGTGTAACCGTAGTCTGTTGGTGTTGCATCCGGGTACACCTGCGTCAACTTGCAGTCTGTCGTGATGGTTGAGTGTTGCGCCAGTGCCGATGCCGTACCACGAACGGCAGCTTCGAGTAACATATCGAAGACACCGCCTGGGTTGCACTCGGTAACGTAAGAGCCATTGACGTCGTGTCCTCCGACTCTGGCTACGCCCTCGAGTTGGTCTGGTCGGCGT